ACAGCAGTCGTCAAGATGCATTGAGTCCGATTGCAGATGCGTTGGCATTGCCAACACTACATCTTCTTAAAGATTCAGGAGAGACACATATTGATGATAACTTCTGTCTAAACGTGCTGTCTGTGTTTGATCGAGACAACTGGGTTAAGCCATCAGACACGAATAAGATCAACATCGCACTCTATCACGGATCGATCAGTCGTTGTAAGACTGACATGAACTGGACGATGGCGAACGGTGAAGACGAGATCAGTATCTTCAAAGACTTTGACTTCTCGATGCTTGGAGACATTCATCGCCGTCAGTTCTTAGACGAAGAAGGGCGCGTATGGTACGCAGGCTCTACTGTCCAGCAGAATCATGGCGAGACTAACGATAAAGGTCTTCTCATTTGGGATATTAAATCGAAGGATGATTGGGAGATTGAACCAATTGTATTGCAGAATCCTCGCCCATTCTTTACGATAACTTTGACGCCCAAAGGTCGCATACCGAAGAAACTCGAAGTGCCTGAATGTGCTCGCCTGCGACTAGTCAGCAATAACAATCTACCACTTGACACCATGAAGCGTGCAATGGAGATTGCTAAACACAGATTTAAACCAGAATCTATCTCGTTTCTAAATCGCGCTGCTGGCCAACGAGGCAACGTAGAAGAGATTACAAACTCTTTAATGACAGAAAACCTGCGAGACATCAAAGTTCAAGAAGAACTCTTAGATGAATATCTTGCAGACTTTCAAGTCGATACTGCCACAATGGAAACGGTTTATGAACTTAACCGAAAATACAACGAGATCGTAGAGAAAGAAGAGGAGATCTCCAGAAACGTTAACTGGAAGCTTCTTAACTTTAAATGGGACAACTTATTTAACTATGGAGAAGGAAACAGTGTTAACTTTGACAGCCTTGGTGGGATTATCGGAATCTTTGGAAAGAACTTTTCTGGGAAGAGTTCTATCATCGATGGTGTTCTCTATACACTCTTTAATACAACGTCTAAGAATGAACGCAAAAATCTTAACATTATTAACCAGAACAAAGACTATGGATCTGGAGAGCTAGAGATTGAAGTCGGAGAAAAGATCTATAAGATTTACCGCAAATCTACAAAGTGGACAAAGCGTCTTAAGGGTGAAGAAACTGTTGAAGCCAAAACAGATTTGAACTTTGAGGTGTATGATGTCGTTACAGGAGAAACTACCTCGTTAAACGGCCTCACACGCAACCAGACGGACGCTAACATCAGAAAGCACTTCGGGTCTATGGAAGACTTTCTCGTGTCTTCTCTGGCCTCTCAGCACGGTTCCTTGACATTTCTTGATGAAGGTTCAACAAGACGTAAAGAAATCATCGCTAAGTTCCTAGACTTGGAACAGTTTGATAGGAAGTTTAAGCTTGCTAAAGAAGATTCGATTGATGCCAGAGGTGCCCTGAAGAAACTAGAAGACCGTAACTATGATGAAGAATATGAATATTCAACCTCCCTTCTGGAAGATTCCCGCGTCAGCCTAACAGCTAATAAGAGTAGCTGTGCCTTTTTGGAAGAGGAGATCTCGTCCTTGAATGGCGAAATCACAATGCTCCAGGGAGCTATTGATAGCATGCCAGCCACCGTGATTGACTTGGCGGCTACCAAAAAAGCCTTATCTACTAAACACAAACAGTTGATATCACTCAAAACACAAACGCGAGAGTACAAACAAGAACTGCAGGACGCAAAAGAAACTCATAAAAAGATTGCTGCGATTCTAACAAAACTAGATATTGGATCTCTTAATCAGAAACAAAGTCAAATCAACGTTCTCTCTGATGAGCTATCAACTACAAAAAGGTCTATCAACTCCTTAAGTGGAGATATCGAGACTTCTGAAAAGAAAACGACGCTCTTGGATGGTATTCCGTGTGGTGATGGTTTTCCATCGTGTAAGTTTATTCGCGATGCAAATGCAGCAGTTGGTCGTTTGCCTGTCCTACTCGAAGAGCGCACTACCGCCCAACTTCAATATGGCGAGATAGAAACCAACATCAACGCACTACAGCCAGAATATGTAACAGGAATGATTGACAAGTACAATACTTTTGTTGACGACAAGGCTGTAACCGAAAGGCAGATCGAATCTCTGGGTCTGACAATCGAGCGTAATCAAAGCGCAGCCGATAAACTTAAGATAGAAATCGAACAACTCAACGGAAAGATTGCAGATTATAATGATAACCGTGAAGTCATCGAAAACCTGGAACACTTGATAACCCAGCGTGATACAACGATGAACATTGTTTCAACCAAGGAAGTTGAGCTAGAGACATGTAAGACTGCGACTTTTGATATGTATCGAGAGATTGGATCTCTAGAACAGAAAGTTGAAGAAATCAAAACTGCAAAAGCTGACTGCAATAAGTTACGCAGAGAATATGCGGCTTATGATTTGTTTATGCGCTGCATGCATTCGAATGGTATTGCATACGATATTATTAAAAAGAAGATTCCGGTCATCAATCAAGAAGTTGCTAAAATGCTAGCGAACATTGTGGACTTTGAAATCTTCTTTTCCAGCAATGGCAACAAGCTTGATATTTTTATTAAACATCCTCTTCATGACGAACGGCCGATTGAAATGGGATCTGGTGCAGAGAAAACAGTTGCCGCTATGGCAATTCGTTTAGCATTATTAAGTGTATCTTCGTTGCCCAAGGGTGATGTTTTTATTCTCGACGAGCCTGGCACAGCACTGGACGAAGAAAATATGGAGGGTTTTATTCGGATCTTGGAACTAATTAAAGTGTATTTTAAGAACGTTTTGTTGATCTCACATCTTGATTCTCTCAAAGATTGTGTTGACATGCAAATAGTAATTGAAAAGAAAGCAGGATATGCAAGGGTAAATCAATGAGCGATAACGAAAACGATAATAAAGAAGACAAAAACGAATTTGACTTTCTGCCTCCCGCAGAGCCACCACCCTCCTTTAATCAGGAGAAAGACCACTATCATGAACAGGTAGATGCTGAAGATTTCGGCATGGTAGAAGACTTTGGACTCCAGATGGAATATTCTGATGAAGACCTCCTACCAGAAAACACAGCACCCTCTTCATTGAATATTGGCTTTGTTGGCGTCGGCGGTGGAGGCAACAAAATGGCCAATGCTTTTCTTGAGCTTGGGTTCAACAAGACCCTGCTGGTTAACACCACAGGAAAAGATATTCCAAAGAACGTCGAAGAAGACCACGTTGTGCTGATTCCTGATTCAGATGGTATCGGCAAGAACGTTGAATATGGCAAGGAGGTCCTATCACAAAATGGCGCCATCGTTGAAGATGCACTCCGAATTAAACTCGGAAAAGTTGATTGGCTTATTGTTCTTGCTGGCGGCGGCGGTGGCACCGGCTCTTCTGTTACTGCTCTTCAGCCTGTCTTTGAGCGTTACTTACGTTCTGTTCAGGCTGCTGGTAAAGTTCTTTATATAGTTTCTTGGCCAACAGCACAAGAAAACCTTAACCCCACAATCGCTCGTAATGCGTTGACGTTGGCAAATGATGTCACACAATATCCGCATGTTATTTTAGATAACGAGCGCTCCACACGTTTACTCCGCGGCAGAATCGGCATGCTTGGCATGTACCCTGTCGCAAATACTCAGTTTGCTAAGTCGCTTGCTCAGGTGCTTAAACTCTCCACCGAAGACTCACCGATCCAATCTTTCGATAGTAAAGATTTGGAAACTTGCTTGAGCAATGACGGCCGTGCCTTTTTAGGTTCGACAATGATAAAAGATCCAAATACTGGAAAGCTTGGATCGGTGATTCTTCATAACTGCATGAATCGTTCTGCGTGCCCTCCACCCAAGGGCAAGGCTGCAGCAGGTTCGTTAGTTTTGGTAGTCTCGGAAGAGATGGTGGCAGACCCAAAAGTTAGCAAGAACATTGAGTCGGCAATCGCTTATGTCGGCGGTCGATGTGAGACACTTTTCTCTGGCGTTTATGTGCGAAAGAATGTGCCCGGCCTGATTGCGATACTAAGCATGAATGGATTAAAACAATGAATACAATGATAGAAAATATAAAAGGACTGTTACCACTCCTTGCAGTCGTAGCTGCCTTGGGCGGCTTTTATTACACGACCCAGCATCGTCTTGATCATCTTGAAGGCGAGATGGAAGATTTGGCCGTAACTGTAGCTCAACTTAATGACAACATGGAACAAGTTTCCCGACAAGTGAATAAACTTCAGCGGAAGGCTGATCGGTGACACAGGAACAATTAGAGAATGCGATTCGTTTAGATATCCAAGCTGGCATCATGGGTGACAACTGGGAACCGTTGCTATCTTATCAATACGCAAAAGATGATTTACATCAGCTTGTGATGGAGAAGATTGATTCTGGACAAACCGTTGCCGACAGTGTTGACTTAACGTTATCTGATTGGCCCGACGCTATAACAAAAGATGATCTAACAAACAATCGAGATATTTTTGTGACTCGGTATGAGGAGTATGCATGATATGCCTTTTAAATCAAAAAAACAAGAAAGATGGATGTGGGCTAATGAGCCAGAAATGGCCAAGAAGTGGTCCAAGAAATCAAAAAGAAAAAGCAAGAAGGTAAAAGAAGATCTTGACGAAGAGGCAATCGAAGAAGTCATTCGGGAAGAAATTATAGAATACCTCAAAGAACTTGAGAAGAAAAAAACATGACCAAAAGAAAAGAAACGTAGGTCACGTTTAAAAGAAAAGGAAGTTTAAAATATGGCTAGAACAAAAGCATTTGTAGATACATGGTTAGAGAAATTTACATCCCGCAAGCTGTTGGTGTGGACAACCGCATCTATGTTGGCATTTACTGGTTATTTGACCAGCAGCGATTGGGTTACTATTTCTATTGTATTCATTGGCACACAAGGCGCGGTTGATATTGTCGAGAGACTGAAGAAGGCCGGCTGATGCCCCAGATATTAATCAGACTTTTGCCTTACGCTAAAGTATACTGGAAGGAAATCGCCATTGTACTTTTGGCGCTTGTGGTATTTGGAAAGATGCGCTACGATCATCGATTGATGGTACGCATTTATGAGGAACAGTCCGCAGCCCTTCAAGAACAGATTGATGGCTTGCATGCTATCCATGCAGAGGAGCTTCGTAAAAAAGAAGACGCCCTCGACAACTATCGCAATACTCTCGAAGAGCTTGAACAAAACTATTTAGAAGAACAAGAACGCAATCAAGATTTGATTGACGAGAGGCGAAAGAATATTGAAAAAAAGTTTTCACAAAACAAAGAAGAGTTAGCAAATGAAATCATTAACAGTTTTAATTTTGAGTATGTTCCTATGTAACACAGCAATCGCTGAAGATGCTGGTCGGTTTACGTTTTTAGGAGAAGGACAGTGTGCCCCATTTGAAGGCGCCCTCTTTGATGTGGTAGCCACATCGAGAATTCTAACATTAGAAGAGCAACTAACCTTAAATTGCCAAAGTCGAATGAAACTTGAACTTGGAACCTTACGAACAGAACTTCAACTTGAAATGGACAATCAACGAATCGGCTACGAGTCGCAGATTCAACAGAAAGATTTAACAATCGCCGCACAACAAAAACAAATAAGCAGCCTGCAAGACACACTGTCTAGACTTTCGGCTGATAATCGTTGGATGTGGTTTGTCGGCGGCGTAGGCGCTGGGCTTGCGGTTTCCTACACAGCATATAAGGTGTATAACTGATGAAAGATCCCGACCGCATTGCACGTGCAGAGAAAGCCATCTCACAAAAATATGGAGATGAGGCTGTTACTAATCCTCGCGCAAATTGGGACGAAGAAAAAGAAAAAGAATACCTGGAACAATCCAAAGAGTTTTACCAGAAGTCTTATAAAAAAGAAGCCCAACAGGAAAAAGTTGACATAAATGGTATAAAGGTTTCAAAAAAACTACTTAATAGAGAATCTCTGCGAAGTTGTTCGGTGTGTGGGGCCCGCCCACAAAAATCACTGGATGATGTTTGCCTTACTAAGTTTGAATGTTGCAGCAAGTGCCACCTTCAATATGTGGAAGGCAGAGAGGAAAGATGGCTAAAAGGATGGAGACCCAATAATGGCAACAGTATATGAAATCGTACAAGGATTATCGCAAGCAGCAGCCAACGCATATGATGGCGCGCTTGGTGAGGACTACGAACCAGTAAAAACAGGAGCACTTCGCCGCGAAGAAGGTGACGCTCTTATTGACCAGCGCGTAATGGATGGTTTTGGAGTTAAGTTTTATGGCAATATGATGTGCCTCACTTATCATTCAGAGATTCAACTTAAAGAAATCTATGGCCCCGGTTTTGAATCCGACATCGATCAACGCATGTCTGATATTGCTGGCTGGATCAAGAAAGAATACAAACGCATCACTGGCGATTCTGTAACCCTTACCGAAGAGGGAGAGGTTGATATCCGTGCTGAAAACTCTTCTCGTGTTCGCTCCTGGGTTACAGCTAAAAAACATTTCAAGATTGGACAACTTGATGAAGCCATGAATGTCGATAACTCTGGTGATACTAACCCAGTTGAAAAAAGCTGGGAAAACTTTCTTAGCCAAGGCGGCTGGGATGGTAAACGTCCAACCAATGATACAAGGAAAAAACAATCATGAAAAAACTATTTGAAAATTGGAACAAGTACCTAGATGAGAAGATGGAAGTCTTGAGCGAGACCTCCGCGGAACAACGCCAGCGCGATGCTCGTCGCGCCAGCTTAGGCGACGCTAAAGAGGCTATGATGGATGCTTACATTGAGAAAAAGTCCGGCCTCGACCAGGGTGATTTTTCCCGCGCCCATCCCGATAAATGGAGGCAGTTGAGCGATGCGCTGCCTGATGAATATAAAGCGATAGACGACGGTCTGTCTGACGAGGCCTTTAAACAGGCTGTCCTCGAAGTACTACAACATATCTTACCATAGACAACAACAAACAAAATGAATCAGTTTTAATCGATACAAGGAAATAGCAATCATGAAAATCACCAAATCACAACTTAAGCAGATTATCAAAGAAGAAATGGAAGCAGTACAAGAGACTGACTGGGCCAGAGTGACAGGACTCGGCAACAAGCCTCACGAACCCGGCGCCAGTGTGGAGGATAAACGTGAGTACGCATACGTCAATGAGTGTTTCAGAAGTGAGGAGGTCAACAGTATCGATTTCATTGGAAACGAAGAAGCCTGGCAAGCTGCATTCAATAAGTGCATGAATGATAAAATACGTCAATTAAAAATCAAACAAGATCCTAAAACGTGGCTAGGTGAGGCCGACAACACTCCCGAATTGAAAGATGCATGAGTTTCGAACTAGACAAAAAACAAAAAGTAAAAGTGTGGTAAGGATCCTGCTTATTTCTTAAAAACATATGCCCGTATATCCCACCCGATGCACGGGCTGATTTTATTTGACACATATGATTTCCAAGATGAGTTACTCCAAGATTTTAATGATTATCGTTTTAATGTTATTTTAAAAGCTCGGCAGCTTGGTATCTCAACGATTACAGCCGGCTATATTGTATGGCTGATGCTTTTCCACCGCGACAAGTCGATTCTTGTTATGGCAACCAAGTTTGCCACAGCAGGAAACCTTGTAAAGAAAGTAAAGGGTGTAATGCGCAACCTGCCTGAATGGATTAAGATTGCCAGTATTGATGTAGATAACCGCACATCTTTTGAACTTTCCAATGGCTCAACTATTAAAGCCGCTTCAACCTCCGGCGATGCTGGTCGTTCGGAAGCACTGTCTTTGTTGGTTCTGGACGAGGCTGCTCATATCGAAGGTCTCGAAGAGCTATGGACAGGTCTATATCCTACACTATCGACAGGTGGACGATGTATTGCGTTGTCAACACCTAATGGTGTCGGAAATTGGTTTCATAAGACTTGCACTGATGCCGAGAGCGGCACTAACAATTTTCACATAACTACGCTTCCTTGGGATGTTCA